TTTTTTTTTTTATCTATTTTCTGTAATGACTAGTTGACTACTACCCTCGACCCTATTATATTTTCTCCATCGACAACGAGAACGGAGTAGAGAAGATGAGAATCACAGATATCGAAGCATTCAAAGACGCGCAACTGATGGCTCGCATCGCCGTTAGTAACCTGAGCAACAGCATTCCGGCAGACGCGTTCTGGTTCGCCGCAATGCAGGCACTTAAAGCAGCTTACGCAGGAGAGAAGAAATGAAAGTTAAAGCAACTAAAGTTACGGGGTTACATACCCTGGACTATGTGACAGAGGGTAAAGTATATGATGTGTACAACCCAACAACCAGTGGTCTAGGTTGGGTGGTAGATGATGTTGGCGATTCTATTCTCATAGACTTTAGCGACGAAGGCGAGTGCTACCACGGCGTTAAATGGGAGATTGTAGAATGAGCGAACAAGGTCAAGTAAGCCAACCATTACGAGTAGGCCGTAAAGTCAGTCACACCCCTTTCCCGACACGCGAGGAACTGATGGAACGCAACAGTTTCCCGGGGCCGGACAAGAACAAGTATCTTAATCGCATGTGGGGAGAGCGTAAAGAATGACTGACCGTGAATACGAAAAGATGATGGTAGAGGCTGTTAACTCCGGCGTAGACATCGGCCATGTGATGCACGTCCTGAATACTAAAATTGCGGTAGCTGAGCAAATGGTTGAGTCGCTTTACGAGACACGCCGTGAACTGGTTAACCGCTTCAACCTGAACAAAGGTGACAGCAATGCCTAAAATAACAATCGCATCACTCGAGCGCCGTATCCTGGTGCTTGAGTCGGAGAAACAGACGTTAAGCGGGCAACTGTCAATTAACGGTGAGTTTCAACTGGAGGCGTTTAAGTTGCTTCTTGATAAGTTGAAGGCAGACGAAAAGCCTTGCGAGCACGATTACTACCTACATGTGGTTGGTGGATTACATCGAGCCACGTGCATTAAATGTGGTAAAGCATATGGAGTCGCCTAAACCCGTAGTCATTGATGGTGCCCTGTGGAAACCATACTCGGTTAATCACATCGACGCCGACGGGAAGAAGTTCAGCTTCTACATTTTTGCGATTAGCCGTGAGCATGCCGCTTGTGTGGTTGACGATATACGCGAAACGGCGTGGTTGGGCGATGAGATAGTGGGGTGATTATGGCGCGTACCGTAACATCGAAATTTACGGATATTGAATCGGCGATAGAAGAGGCCGTGTACCGTAAATATGCAAACACCAGTGAAACACAGAACTACGGTGTTATCTCGGTAAATGGTATGTTCGAAACACGCAGAGTGCGCGCCTGTCGGCCGCAAGAGTTCATATGGACTACGGAGGGGTTGGTCCCCCGGTGCCTCGTTCTTACTAACGGCAACCATACGGTGTTCGTAGACCTTAACAAGAAAGATATTACTGTCACTAAAGGAGAGACAAATTGATTACCAGCATTCCGAACCTGATTAAAGAATTTGGCACGATGGCGGAGACATGCCGACAAACCGGCATCAACGAAATGACGATTGCCAAGTACAGTAAAGACGTTGATTGCGAGCGCCACGTAATTTATAACAACCGCCTCATGACGCACGTTAAGACAAGCCCGGTGTTATTCACGCGCCGTGGTATCACTAAAACTGAGCAACGCATTGCTAAAGAGGAGAGTGGTAAATGAGTCGTACTATAGAATATAAAGGTAAACATTTTCATGTGTGGGATAATATAAACTATGTTGCCACGGATGAAGACGGGGCCGTGTACGGCTTCGAGTACGAACCCGTTATCGAGGGTCTTGAATGGGTGTGGTCGAGCGAGTATGGAGAAGTACAATGCCTCGGGTGTGTAGAGAACCAAGATACAGACTGGAGAGAATCACTGGAACATATATGAGACTACTAATCATACCAAACGCCTGGGCTATCGCCGTAGCTAACGACCACTACGGCGGTGATGGTAAAAGAGCACCCCGACATGGCCTATATAACTGACAAAAGCCCTCTACGGAGGGCTTTTCTGTACATCCCGCCCAATCCCCTTATATAATCCCTTTAGACGCGTAGGGCGCGTCTGGTGCGCTCTGATGGTCAGACGCATATGCAAGGGGATTCTATGAAGCTGAAACTCAAGCAGCCATCGCCAGAGGTGGTGCAAGCTGCACATGAAGAAGCTGTTAGTGCAAACCGCCGCCGTAGACGACCGCGCGGCAAACAGAGCCTTTATCAATCATCCCGTAATTCCGCCGCGTTGTGGGACCCGGACTATTGCGACGAATTGATTCGATTCTTCGACCGCACGTCGTGGGAACTTGTGCCTACGTCTAAGGGTGACGAACGCCCGCTGATTCAGGATAAGCCACCGTCACTGGCCCGCTTCGCCTTACACATCGGCGTCACTATCCCGATTATTAAGCTGTGGCTGCGCGAGATTCCCGCATTTGCAGAAGCCTGGGAGACCGCACAGGCGCTGGAAGAGGCATACTTCACTGAGACAGGCGCGGCGGGTATCTCTGCTACCTTCGCTGCGGCTAAGCTGGGCCTCAGCAAAGAGAAACCGGTTGAATCCGCCGAAGAAACAGCACCGACTGAGATTATTTTCAGTGTCGCGGAGCCTGTAGGTAAAATCGTAACAACGAACATGGGTGAGGTAGAGGAATGAGTATCCAGCTATCCGCACCACAGGCGTTGTTCCTGAATTGCGATAACAAATATAAAGCCTATGTCGGGGGCTTCGGCAGCGGCAAGACATTTGTCGGCTGTCTGGACCTGCTTACGTTCATGCTCAAGCACCCCGGTACGCGCCTGGGCTACTTCGGCCCCACATACCCCGCTATCCGTGACATCTTCTACCCGACATTCGAGGAAGCAGCTAACCTGCTCGGCCTTGATGTGCTGGTTAAATCCGGCGACAAAGAAGTCGTGGTTACTCGCGGTAAGACAGTGCTGGGGACAGTTATCTGCCGTTCGATGGATAACCCCGGCTCTATCGTCGGCTTCAAAATCGCCGCGGCGGTCGTGGATGAGCTGGACGTATTGAGCCGCGAGAAAGCTGAGCTGGCGTGGAACAAAATCGTAGCCCGTATGCGTCTTGTTATTCCTGGCGTAACCAACCACATCTCTGTAACCACGACGCCGGAAGGGTTCAAGTTCGTCTACGCCAAGTTCAAAGAGAATCCGACGCCGAGCTACTCGATGGTGCAGGCATCAACTCATGAGAACGCGCGATTCCTGCCGCCGGATTACATTAGCTCGCTGACAGAGACTTACCCGGCGCAGTTGATTAACGCATATCTGAACGGTGAGTTCGTCAACCTGACATCCGGCAGCGTGTATTACGCGTACGACCGCCGTAAGCACCGCAGCAAAGAGACAATTCAACCTGGCGACACGCTGTACATCGGGCAGGACTTCAACGTTACGAAGAACGCCAGCGCCGTGTATGTGCAGCGTAAAGACGGCTGGCACGCGGTGGCAGAACTGAAAGGCCTGTTCGATACGCCGGACACCGTGCGCGTAATTACCGAGAAGTGGAAGTCGCAAGGTCACCGCATCGTCGTTTACCCTGACGCAAGTGGCAAGAACCGCAAAACCAACTCGGCGTCAATCTCTGATATTGCGTTACTCCAGCAGGCCGGGTTCGATGTTCGCGCTAAATCTGCCAACCCCCCGGTTAAAGACCGTGTTTTGGCCGTGAATACAGCGCTGGAAAAAGGTAAGCTGTGGGTTAACGACCACTTATGCCCTGAGATAGCCAAGACGCTGGAGCAGCAGGCTTACGACGATAACGGGGAGCCGTCCAAAGACGGCATCATCGACCATATGGCGGATGCTCTCGGCTATCCTGTAGTTTACGAGATGCCGGTGGTTAAACCAGTAATCAACATCCCGGTGACTTTCGCACTTTAAGAGGATTATTCAATGTTAACTATGAACGGTCAGAATCAGGGTGTTAAGACAAAACACCGGGAATGGCTGCATCACTTCGATAAATGGCAGAAGGTACGTCATGCGCTGGAAGGCGACCTTATTCGTTATCTGCGCAATGTCGGGAAGAACGAGCCTGACCCTACCTACGCGGCGCAGCGCCAGGAAGAATACGAGAACGGCGCTATCTGCTACAACTTCACCAAACGTACCCTGGCGGGGATGGTTGGGTCGGTGATGCGCAAAGACCCTGAACAGATTATTCCGCCTGAACTGGAGTACCTGTTGCGCAATGCAGATGGCTCTGGTGTCGGCCTGTGGCAGCACGCGCAGGATACGCTTATGGAAATTGACTCAGTAGGTCGTGGTGGGCTGCTGGTGGATGCGCCGGAGACAGCCGCAGCAACGGCAGCCGAACAGAACGCTGGGTTATTAAACCCGGTCATTGCATTCTATACTGCAGAGAATATCATCAACTGGCGACTCACTCGCGTGGGTTCTGTTAACCGCGTTACGATGGTAGTGTTGCGCGAAGTATGGGAATACTCAGAACCTGGTGCAGAGTTCGAAACCAAGTTCGGTGAGCAATATCGTGTCCTCGACCTGATTGATGGTCGCTACCGCCAGCGCATTTACCGCTTCGATGCCGAGGGTGGCGCTCAGGACGAAGTAATCGAAATCTTCCCGGAACTCGGCGAACAGTTACGCGGCAAAATCCCGTTCACGTTCATTGGCGCAAGCAACAACGACGCTACTATCGACGACGCCCCTTTGCTGCCGTTGGCGGAGCTTAATATTGGGCATTTCCGCAACAGCGCAGATAATGAGGAATCCAGCTTTGTCGTAGGCCAGCCGACTCTGTTTATTGCCCCGGGCGAGAACATGAGCATGGAACAGTGGGCGGAAGCCAACCCTCACGGCGTGCGCATGGGGTCGCGCTCAGGCCATAACATCGGTTACGGCGGCAATGCGTTTCTGGTTCAGGCCGGAGAGAACAACCTCGCCAAACAGAACATGCTGGATAAAGAGAATCAGGCCATCCAGATTGGTGCGCAGCTTATCACGCCGACGCAGCAGATTACCGCTGAATCAGCCCGCCTGCAACGTGGCGCTGATACATCCGTAATGGCAACCATTGCGCGTAACGTAAGCATGGCATACACAGAGGCGTTGCGTTGGGTGGCTGCTATGCTGGGCTTGCGCGAAGGCACGGAAATTGAGTTCAAGCTGAACATGGAGTTCTTCCTGCAACCGATGACGGCGCAAGACCGCGCACAGTGGATGGCAGACATTAACGCTGGTTTACTGCCAGCAACCGCCTACTACTCCGCGCTGCGTAAGGCCGGGGTAACTGACTGGACCGACGAGGAGATTACAACGGCGATTGAGGACGCACCTGTGCCGTTAGGCGCTGTTACTCAGGTAACTGGCGATATTCCGCAGTCGGCGCAACAGCAGGACGCCACTCAGCAATAAGTTCACCTGTAGCCCCGAAAGGGGCTTTCTTATAGTATGCTATTAACTTTAGCGCCACAGGGTTTATTTATGAGCTTACTGACATCACTAATCAGCCACCAGATTTGGCTGCAACGCAACGCATCTGGCGAAGTGAAAGACCTCGCACCGTTCATTCAGGAGATGCGGGATGAAATCAAACGGCAGGTGCTGTTGTTCGGCGACGACGGGAGAAGCACCGCGCGTCTCAATAAACTGTTACGCGACTTAGAAGAAGCACTGACAGGGCTAGCCGGAGACTGGCAAACAAAGCTGACCGAAGACCTTAAGGAACTGGCAGCGTATGAGGCTGAGTGGAATGTGAAAACACTCACGGCTAACGTCAACGCTGAATTTGTTATCCCGACCGCTGAGCAGGTGTGGTCTGCTGCCGAGTTTCAACCCCTATCGTTAAGCGACAAGCCTGTTGACTTCACTAAACTGATGTCTGGCTGGGGCGAAGCGGAGGTCGCGCGCCTGGTAACTGGCGTTAAGATGGGTTTCGTACAAGGCCAGACAACACGGCAGATTGTTAAGAATGTTGTTGGTGCCGGTGGGCTGGCGGACATCTCTGAACGTAACGCGGCTACGGTAATTCGCACCGCGCTGTCCCACGTATCCAACGAAGCCCGTAACGAGACGTACCGCCAGAACGACGATATCATTGAGAAGTACGAGTGGGTGTCAACGCTGGACAGCCGTACCAGCACGATTTGCAGAGCCAGGGACGGGATGACGTGGGAAATCGGTAAAGGGCCGATGCCTCCGGCCCATCCTAATTGCTTACTTGGGGACACTGTAGTATCTACCGGTAGCCCTGTTTCTAACATTTTTAAACGGACGTACAAAGGCCCTATAGTCTATGTCTCTACAAAGTCCGGTCGCACCTTGTCTATCACCCCAAACCACCAGGTATTGACTGCCCGTGGTTGGGTTGCTTCCGGCCTTCTCAATATAGGCGACAAGCTCGTGTGCGCTAAGGACTCTGCGCTCTCTCTCAAGCATAAGGAACACAACGTTGTAGCCAAGTTCTCCGATTTGTTTAGTGCGGCTAATGTAGCGGTCAATCCGGCGGCGGTCAGTACAAGCCCAACCTCCCCCGAAGACTTCCACGGCGACGGAACCGACGGCGAAGTCGAGATTATACTTGTCGACCGCCTTTCCTGGAATAAAGTCAAGTCCGGTCTGAATAAGCAAATCATTGACAAGGAACTCCCAGTGACTGCCGGCGTTGATGACTCCCTCCCTGGCTTTGGCTCTGCGAAGCAGTTCAGCATGGTCGGCCTTTCTCCCTCGGACAGCTTCATGCGCCGCGGCGGAGAGAGCGAGGCGCTCCTCAGGAGTAGCTTTAGCCATTCTGATAAACATAGCGTCGCTGCCGCCGCGGATCCTAACGCCGTTCTCTCTGAGAACGCGTATAACTGGGCTGCACGAAACGCCGATAATCTTTCCGATTTCAACTGGTCCGATGCCGTCGGCGTAGAGCTTGATGATGTTGTCGATTTGGTCTTTAGTGAAGCTGATTTTTGCGGGCATGTTTATAACCTCGAAAATGAACAGAACTGGTATCTTGCAAATGGAATTATAGCACATAACTGTCGCTCCACAACCGCACCCGTAATCAGCTCAGAGTTCGATTTCCTAGATAAAGGCGCAAAACGCGCGGCTAAGGGCGCGGACGGCGGCACTCAGGTAAGCGCGGACACAACCTATTACGAGTTCCTGAAACAACAACCTGCATGGTTCCAGGACCAGGCCCTCGGCCCTGTTCGTGGTAAGATTTTCCGCAACAGCGGTATATCGCCGGAAGAGTTTCGCGTAATATCTGTAGATGGTTTCGGGAATCCGCTCACGCTTAAGCAGATGGCGGAACTCGATAAACGTGTCGCTGATTATCTGAAAGGGGATTAATGATGGGCTTTTTCAAAGTAACTGATGTGCCTTCACGTCGTGTAGTCCAGTTTGCTCGTGTGTCTGGCTCCGGTGAGAACGTGGTGTCTATTGGGGACGAAAGTGTACTAGGTACACCAGTAGACGACATGCCTTTTGCAGATAAAACCGGTATTGCACTACCCGCAGCGGGTATGCTTTACGAGATTCCGTATCTGGCGGACGCAGGCGATGTATATTTCTCCGTACAACCAAAAGACGCCGAACTGACGGACGGCAACGCAACTATCACTGTCGAAGTTAAGGCCGGTAAAGCGCCGTATGCTCTGACCTGGTACAAAGACGGTAAGGAAGTGGTCAACGCCCCTGAAGAGGCTTTGTCTCTGACGGTTAATGCAGCAGGTGAATACTTCGTTAAAGTCACCGATGCCGATGGTGTAGAGGCCGTAAGTAAAGCGGCGAAGGTCACTAAGCCCGAATGATAAAAGGCCCCATTACGGGGCCTTAGTTTTATTTCTTTCCTAATGCTTTCTCGATTGCTCTGTTTGCCAGATTTAATGGGTGGTCCTTATGACAATCCTCAGGGGGTACTACACAAACATCCTCAACGTAATCGCGAAGCTGGCGAAGGGCTTCAATTAATTCAGGTGCTGAGGAAATAAGTTTTGCGTTAGCCAATTTCACTGAGGCCTTCTCCCGCATACTCATTACCTCCGCCACATAAACATCACCCGCCCAGATAGCCGTTCCACGATTAACCCATTCACCGTCTGTACCTTTAAATTTGTGTGTCATTTTACACCTCCTGTTTAAGTTAACTGAATAGTACCCTATTATGTTGGGGTGCGCAAACTATTTATTTACCCATTCCAGTTATTCCACCGAATTGTAAATGTTGGAATAAACTATTCGAATAGTTGACTTTTCACTAAAAATGTGCTAAGCTCCACCTGAGCTTGTGAAGTATGAACAAGCGACCGCGGCGCGGGCAGGTAACGGAGCGGGACGTAAGTCCTGAGTGTAGTTACGCTGACGCGTTCGGAAGGGCCATACTCTATTGCTTGTGTAAAAAGTAACTGGTTTACTGAGATTACGCCGTTTCTATGTTTAAATGATAAGGACTAGCGCCCCGCTTTATGGCGGGGCTTTACTTATCGAGAAAGGAGAAACATGAATCTTAAAGCAACTGTCGTAGCGGGAGCATGTTTCATCATCCTGGCTTACGCACACGGCATCTATCAGTACCGCAGCGGCTGGAACGAAGGCCGGGCGAATCTCGTTTCGCAGCAACAGCAGAAAGCACAGGCTGAGTTAGCGAAGAAAACACAACGGCAGCAGCAGGACGAATCAAAGGCCGCAGCCGCTGACAACGAAGGCAAGACGAAATCAGAGGTAATTACCCGTGAAGTCGTTAAGTACATTAAAACGCCTGGCCGCAGCGTGTGCACTTTCGACGATGCTCGCGTCCTGCTCAAGTCCCGCGCCGTCACCAACGCCAATTCCATCCCCGGATACGACAATGATGCAGCCGCCGTGCAAGCTGGCACCGCCAAGTAGCGACGCGGACGAGGATTTGGCTATCGACGTTCAGAACGCCGAATGCGTACGGCAACTGAGACTGAAAGTGTTCATGTTGCAGGATTACGTGAGGAATATTCTGGAATAGTTGCCTTGCATGTTGGAATAATTTATTCTTGACATGTAAATCCGGGTGGCCCGGGTTCCAACGTCCAGGGGACATACTGACTATGAATCGTTTTTTACGTTATCCGTTCCAGGAAGAAGCTGGGGCAGAAGATAAAGCCGGTGGCGGTGGCGCACCGAAAATGTTCACCGCTGAAGAAGTTCAGGCGCTGATTGAGAAAGAAGTCGCCGGGCTTAAGGCTAATCAGGAAGCGTTGCTGGCGGAGAAGAAAGAAGCCGCTCGCAAAGCAAAAGAGGCCGAAGAAGAACGGCAGCGCGCACACCAGGAGGCGTTAAAAGCCGCTGGTAAGATGGACGAGTTCGAAAAAACGATTCGTAGCCAGTATGACCCGGTGTTAGCCGAGAAAGATGGTCGCATCTCCAGAATGGCAGAGCGCATCCTCGGCAGCGAACGTAAAGCGGTGTTAGGCTCTTTCGCGGGTGACTTTATCACCCCGGAAGCAGTGGACATCCTGGCTCCGTTCGTTAAGACTGAGTTTGAAGGCGATGACGTGGTTACTAAGTTTGTCGGCGCAGACGGCAACGTAATCACGACTGACCCGGAACAGTTCCGCAAATACCTGCGTGAACACAAAGCGTTTTCGCATTTGATTAAAGCAAATGCAGCTTCCGGCGGCGGGGCTTCCGGTAGCAAAGGCGGCGGGGCCGCACCAGCGTTTAAAGACATGAGCGAAGCGGAGCGTTTAGCTCTGTATAAATCGAACCCTGCCGAATTTGAACGGCAACTTAAAGCCCTGAGGAAATAATAATGGCAATTACCACTATCGGCGATATCGTAACTGGCAACATCCCGGTCCTGGCGTCTTACATGACCGAGGACCCGGTAGAAAAAACCGCGTTCTTCCAGTCTGGTATCCTTACCCCGACTCCGTACGCTGCCGAGATTGCTCGTGGCCCATCCAACGTCGCTAATATTCCTTTCTGGAAAGCGATTGATACCTCTATCGAGCCAAACTACTCGAACGACGTATATCAGGACATCGCTACCCCGCGTAACGTGCAGACCGGCGAGATGATGGCGCGCGTTGCGTATCTGAACGAAGGTTTCGGTCAGGCAGACCTGACTGTAGAACTGACCAGCCAGAACCCTCTGCAATCCGTGGCATCTCGTCTGGATAACTTCTGGCAGCGTCAGGCGCAACGCCGTCTGATTGCTACCGCGCTCGGTCTGTACAACGACAACGTAGCTGCTACCGACGCATACCACGAGCAGAACGACATGGTAATCGACGTGTCTGCTACTCTGGGCTTCGACTCCGGCGCATTCATCGACGCTACCCAGACTATGGGTGATGCGCTGATGGGCAACGGCGGCGAAGTGCTAGGTGCTATCGCGATGCACAGCTTCGTTTATGCGCAGGCTCGTAAGCAGCAGCTTATTGACTTCATCCGCGACGCCGACAACAACACCATGTTCGCCACCTACCAGGGCTACCGCGTGATTGTTGACGACAGCATGACCGTAGTCGGTACTGGCCCGGGCCGTAAGTTCATCTCCATCATCTTCGGCAACGGCGCTATCGGTTATGGTGAAGGCAGCCCGTCCAACCCGCTGGAATACGAACGTGAAGCGTCTCGCGGCAACGGCGGTGGTGTAGAAACCCTGTGGACCCGTAAGACCTGGTTGCTGCACCCACTGGGCTACAGCTTCACCAGCGCAGTAATCACTGGCAACGGCACCGAGACCGTCGCACGCTCCGCTTCCTGGCAGGACCTGGCGAACGCCTCCAACTGGAACCGTGTGGTTGACCGTAAGCACGTGCCGATTGCCTTCCTGGTAACTGGTGTAGGTGCTTAAGGTTAAGCTATAATCGAGAGGGACTTCGGTCCCTCTTTTCATTTACTAAGAGGTAAATTATGGCCAAGACCGGAAAAGGCTTGCCGCGCAGCCTTCAGAATGTCGACTTCGGCGACTTTGATATCCCAGTCACGCCTGCTACTACCAGCGTAGTTGGTGGTGTTAAAAAGTCAGCTACTGTAGCCGCGCCCGCGGCCATTACCGCTGGTGCAGGGGTGCAGTCCGCCGCCGCTCCAACTAAGGAAGAGTTCGACGCCCTTGTGGCGGAGTACAACAAACTCCGAACCGATGTTACCGCGCTGCGCACTACCGTAGCAAATCTGTTGACTGCGCTTAAAAACGCAGGAACTGTAAGCTAAAGGAGCTTAAAAATGGTTGATGTAATCAAACGTCGCATTACCGGTGTTTCTGACGACTCCCCGGCTGATGGTCAGGTAGAAATCGACATGGCAAATATCTCACCAGCGTCTTTCTCTACCCCCCTTGCGGCCACCACTACCAAGTCTACCGGGCAGACGATGACCCTTACCGTAGTTGTAACTGGCGGCCTTGAGCCGTACTCTTACCAGTGGTACAAGGATAACAACGCTATCCCTGGAGCTAACGCCACCACCTACGAGAAAACTTCACTCGCTACTACCGACTCCGGTACGTATAAAGTGGTTGTTCACGACGTATATGGTAATATTATCTCCAGTAGCACCGTAGCAACTGTGTCTTAATACAACGGCCCTTCGGGGCCGTAATAAGGAAAGGTCATGGCAGATAACTATGTAATCCGCGAAAAGTACACCCACGTTGACGTTGTTGACGGTCAGGTGATGCCTGTTCGCGGTGTTGTAGAAGCGGATGAACTGGTTGCGACCCAACCGGACAACGAAGAAGCGCACAACAACGGTGGTGGTACTAAGCGTCGTCGCCGTAAGTCAGAGGAATAATTTATGCCGCTAATCGTGGAAACGGGGGCAATCGTCCCGAATGCTGATTCGTACATCTCACTAGCGGACGCCCGCGCGTTAGCGGCTAATTATGGCCTTGAGCTGCCGGAAGACGATACCGCGGCAGAGGTAGCTCTGCGCAACGGCGCTACTTATGTCGGGCTTGCGGAGCCGCAGATGTGCGGTCGCCGTGTATCCGCCGAACAGTCTCTGGCGTACCCTCGTACCGGGGTGACGTTGAATGGGTTCCCTGTAGCAAACAATGTCATTCCGAAACAGGTAATTCTCGCGCAGGTAATCGCCGCTGTTACATATGGTGCGGGTACAGAAGTGCGGGCCAACTCAGACGGGCGCTCTGTGCAGACCGAGCGTGTTGAGGGTGCAGTGACCGTGACATACTTCAACAACGGCAGCAGTGGGGCTACTACCGCTATTACTGCTGCGGACGACGCCTTGCGCCCGTTGCTGTGTGGGGGTCTTAACAATGGCTTCTCGTTTAACGTGTACCGGGGTTAAAAATGGCGAAAACTAAAACAGAGATGTTCACCCTTATCGGTGCGAACATCCCCGATAACACCACCGGACTTATTACCCCCGCGAAGTTACGCGAAGTAATGACGCAGATGGCGGACTCACCTATCTACGCCACTCCAGGAGTTAAAGAAGTTGAAGTTCTCCGCGCTGCATCAACAGTAACACAAGCGCCAACCGCAGTAGATACGGCACTGCAGTTAACTTTCGGCTCCGCTCAGGGAAGTGCATCAGACCCGGTAATGATTAATGCCGCTGGGCTTGTTACGTTCAACACCGCGGGTAACTACGCCGTTCGCATCAAGTCACAGGCAGGTCGCACGGGTGCTAGCGGAACGTCCATCCTGTTATCGCGGATTCTTCTTAATGGCGCTCAGTACGGCTCTCCCGCAGCAACTAAGCTGGTAAGCGCGGACGTGACCATCCCGATTGAATCCCGCGTCGTTATTAACCCAACCGCAGGCCAGACGTTTGCCGTTCAGATTATGCGAGATAGCGCAGGAAGCAACTTCGGTGGTGTATACCCGCAAGCGGCGACCGTAACTGCATGGGGTACTGCACCGTCCGCATTACTGGTTATTTCGAGACTGGAGGCCGCGTAATGAGCACAGCTTTCAGTAAACGTATGCAAGGCGTGGGTACACGCCTGTTAACCAAATTCGGCAGCACGGTATCTCTGGTTCGCGCTGGCTCAAAAGTGTGGGATGAAGTTCTCGGTGAGCACGTCTGGTCTGACGATGAAGTGTTGCCGTTGAGGGCCGTTCCGGTTCCGGTAAACGCGGGACTGGTAAACGGTACGACGATTCAGGCGGGCGACATGATTGTTAAAGCCGATTACAGCGTCGTTCCGAAGATGGAAGACAAGGTGCAATTCGGCGGCGAGCAATGGTCTGTCGTAGCAATCGAGAAGAAGATGGTTAACGATGATGTCGTGGCCTACTTTATCCAGGTGAGAAAATGAGTTTCGCGCTCGATGTCTCTAAGTTCGTGGAAAAGGCGAAGAAGAACCCTGAGAAAGTGATGCGTCAGGTGTCTATCAAACTGTTTTCCGCTATCATAAAGGCGAGTCCGGTAGATACAGGCCGCTTTCGTATGAACTGGATGGCGTCTGGCGGGACTCCTGCCTCCGGAACTACAGACGCTACGGATAAATCAGGAAATATAGCTATCGGAAACGCTACAAGTTTCGTACTGAAAGCCGCTGACGGGCGCGAGTTCACGCTGACAAATAACCTGCCGTATGCGCAACGGCTGGAGTACGGTTGGTCACAACAGGCCCCAGCCGGGATGGTCAGGACTAACGTGTCTCGCTTCCAGCAACTAATTAACGAAGAAGCCAACAAGGTGAAATGATGGGCTACTTTGAGGACTTAACAAAAGCGTTTGACGTGCCGCTGGTATCGTTCGGAACCGCCAACGGCATCAAGGTTGCGCTTGAAAACATCGACGCGCCAACGTCAACCAATACCCCGTATCTGGCAAGTTACATGTTGCTCGCTGATACGGAGCAGGCGGATTTGTTCTTCACGGAACAACGCTCAGGTGTTTATCAGGTCGACATTAACTACGCATCGGTGAAAGGTAGCGCGCCAATCAATAAAATGGCAGACTTACTTAACACGGCGTTTAAAGCAGGTAAGTCATTTTCACGTAACGACATCTGCGCCGAGGTTCAATCGGTTAGCCTGGGGCCACTGATTGTAGAAAACGGATGGGCCAAACGACCATTGTCAATTAACTTTATTGCATTCACCAAGAGGCTGTGAATATGGCTACAACTCCTTTTAAGGGCGCGAATACCGCGCAATTCTATGTGGCGGAAGTGACCCCGGGCGTAACACCAAGTAACCCGGTATGGTCGCCGTTGCGCAACACTGGCGGCGTTCCTGCGGTAACCCGCGATGCGCTGACCTCCAACGAACTGGACGGCAGCCGTGAAACTACGTCCATCCGCACTGGTAACAAGCAGGTCAGCGGAGAGTATGCCATTGAGCTTAGCTCCCGTAGTCAGGATGATTTCCTCGCTGGTGCGATGACATCTACGTGGCAGGATGGGGTAGAGATTACGGGTGCAGAAATTACGGTCGCCCCCGCAGGTAAAACATTCACCCGCGCCGCTGGTAGCTTCATTACCGACGGTGTAGAAGTTGGCGACCTGATTGCGTTCACCGACTTAACCGGCGACAACGCAAAACCGTTTATCGTGACCGCGGTTTCTGCTCTTGTAGTTACGGGCGCGGGCATTCAGCACACGCTGACAGCAGAGACTGTAACCACCGACGCTAAAACCGGCGACAAACTGGAAACCGGTAACGCATGTAAGACGTTCTCCATCCTGACATGGTTCAAAGGACAGTGCGGGAACCCTGACGCGTACATGTTGACCAAAGGCGTGGAAATCTCCGGTTTCACCATTGAACAGGCCGTAAACGCGATGGTGACAGGCAGCTTCCCGTTCATCGGTCTGAGTCAGGAAATTCTTTCCACACCGCCAGCAGGTTCTGATTTCTCTCAGGTGACGTTTACTGATGAGCCGTTCTCCTCTGTAGATGTGTCTGTGTTCGACGGTTCTACGCCGTTGCGTTGCGATACTCTGACCATCACCAACGACAACGGCGCATCTGCTCAGTTCGAACTCGGCAACAGCAGCGTTGCGTTCGTGGAACGAGGTCGCGCGGCTAACACCTTCTCCATCTCCGGCAAGCTGTACGACATGGCGATGATTCAGAAGTTTATCAATGAACAGCAGGTAGAGATTAACTCTATTCTGGCAGGGGTAAATGGTGCTATGTCTTTCAGTTTGAAACGTGCGGAACTTACGGCGGTTACGCCTGAGATTGGCGGACCTGAGTCAATCACTCAGTCCATTGAAGGCCAGGCTACCGGCAATCAATACCAGTCGTCTATTGTTATCCAGCGTATCACCTACGCATAAAACTAAGGCCCCGAAAGGGGCCTTTTCTTACTAACTTTTGAATGGTATTTCGTCGAAGCTAGTTAACTGACCTCGTCCACTTCGTTCTGCCATCTCTTTGACGGCCTCTTCATTGCTACCTACGGCGCAAATATCAACCCACTCGTCCCATTTTTCGTCGTATACTCGGATTACATATATTGTTTTCATAATATTTTCACTCATCAATATTACTCCGGTACTCCCGTAACTTCTCCAGACTTTCAATTGCTTCCGCTAAGTCGGTTCCGGTGTCTTTATGTCCGCGAAGGCCCATACACAATAGCTTCTTCAATGCGTGCTGTAGTGCCGGGTCCCGGATGTCGAAAGCACGGAGAACATCATAAACGTCTACTGTCATAGTGCTGCCGTGAATGTTTGTCATTGTTCGGTTGTATTTTGAAGTCATCCCAGCATCTCCGGTGAAATAGTTAAACGTGCGACCTCACCATATTCGGCGCTATAAGTAATTACATTTGCACTACGGCCTGACATCCATCCGCCGCGGGAGGCGTAGGCATCTTTAGCCGCTAGGGTGCGGTGCTGCTCAACAACCATGTTACGGCTTTCTACAATCTTCTGGTGGTGCAGGTGGCCTACGTGGGCGTAGCTGTAAACGCTCTCTCCGAATGCTTTACGGAACTTGGCAATCATAACCGGTTCAATAGCGTCGAATCGGGCTTTATGCCCGTGGTGAAAGAACAGCGTAGTTTTGCCGTGTTGGACCATCTTGTAAACATCCGGCGACGTATCGACGAGCACACGAGGATCATTGTCGTACAGCGTACTGAACATCTCAGCCAGCCACACAGAGCCTACAGGGTCATGATTCCCCTGTACGACAAGAAGTTTCACAGTCCTGTGTTTAACCAGCGCCATATCAACAACACGTCGGACCATACGAATCATGTAGCGGACCAGTTTCTGATAGCGAGTATCAGCGTCTAATACATTGCGCGACTCAGGGGTGACGGCATCAAGACTATCGAAGTGTGCGAAGTCCCCAAGCAGGTTAATAACTCCTGTTCCGGCATCTGGTGCTTTCTGAAATGCTGCATCGAACCATCGGGAGAACAGGTCTTCTGCAATCTTCATGTCCCAGTCGTCGCCGCTCTCGTCGGCCCAAGCCAGCATACCGAGATGGAAATCAGACACAGTGTAAAGATTAAGTAGCTTGTCGTCTCGTTTGGTGCGAACGGCTTTAACAGGTGCAACCGGGGTAATCTCTGACTTCATGCCTTCGATTACGGCTTTCATCAACTCGACCTGACGTTCGGCATCGGTATCAGTCTTAACCCATTGCAACTTAGTGTTGCCGAACTCGTCCACCAGCGACGATGTGCCTTTAATCTTGTATCCGTCTGGTACAAGGTGGCTAACGTCACGCCCGTGACCTACGCCTTTCTTAGCCAGTTTCGCTTTACGTATACGAATTACGCGGTCTGAGATGCCGTATTTACGGGCTATATCTATATTCTTCATCCCGGCGTTCAATTCTTCCTGTAATTGTTCGTCGGTTATTTTCTTCCGGGCCATGCTTACTTCCTCGTGTTTAGGATTTGTCCTATACTAGCTCACTTCTCTTTGACATTCGAGTTGCACGCCCAGATTAAAATAAATATCCATGGCAGCAGAACCCAGCCAAGAAACAGATTAGCCATGAATATGGCTAGTTTCGCTTTATGGCCACGCATATGGGCTACTAAAAACGGGATAAAATAAACTAAAACGATAATGATTAAGAAGAACATAGTAATGCCAGTCATGGTGTAGCTCCTGTTTGAGTTAACATTGTTGGTGTAAGTGAATAGTATCCTATTATGTTGGGGTGTGCAAGTAATGTGTTAGAATTATTTTGCGCCTAGTGTCGCACACGAAAAGCGGGTGGTTCCCGTCTGGCGCATTTTCCTTAACCTGTAACCTCTTAACCAAAGGATTAAAGAATGAAACTTTCTGATTTTTATTTCGAAGAGAAAGCACTGGTAGGCAAGAAGATGCCGATTCTCCTGCCGAATGGTGAAGACTCAGGGGAATGGCTTAATGTTGTAAATCCGGATGCGGATGCCGCCGTTAAAGCGGGGCGTGCCTTCATTATCGCGTACCGTCGCGGGCTGGCGCGTTTCGAAGAACTGGAAAAAGCCGCCAAAGAATCCGGCGACTATACTGAATATAACCTGGCTGTTAACGAACTGGCCGAAGACCTCAACCGGCAACTTGCAGCAGAAGTAGTAAACGGCTGGAGCTTTGACGAGCCTTTCTCTAAGGAAGCGTTTAGCAAATTGCTCGACCAGTTCAAGGCATTAGGTACACAGGTGGCGGCGTTCCATAACGCCGAGCGCAAAGCATTACAGGAAAAGTAGACGCGCTGTACAGGTTCGCCACCTACGAGTTCGTGGATAAGCATAAAATCAGAGAGTTTGATTCTATAGCTGACGGACACGAACAGGCGCTTATCGCGATGGGTGTAATCGATAAGAAAAAACGTGCAGCGCGACGGGGTGGGCCAGAATGCCCGCCCCTTTTTATATCCACCTTTGAGACGTATTGCGACATTAAGTTTACGCGACACGTGCGCGAGGACGCTGTAGTATTGTTTGCAAGAGAATCCGTTACGTGGCAAGACCTGAAAGCCTATCTCGATGTTACACAAAAACAGCTTAGCCTGTTCGAGATAGACATTATCATGGGCTTAGAAGCAATCTTTGAAGGTAGAAATCATGGCTGATACCGCTAGCTTGATAGTACGAGTATCATCGACCGGCGTCGATAAAACCACATCACAACTGAACGGGCTTACTAAGGCGGCGGGGGCCGCCGCCGCCGCCGTTGTCAGTCTGGAAACCGCTAAACAGGTGTTCAGTGCGCTGGTGGACTCCCAGCGCAACTTCGATAAGCTGAACTCCGGCCTCATCACGATGACCGGGAGCGCTGAGAACGCTGCTAAGGCTTTCAGCGTCCTGCAACAGTTTGCAAAAGAAACCCCATACGGACTTAACCAGGCTGTTGAGGGCTTCACTAAACTTGTAGCCCTCGGTCTGAACCCAAGCAAAGAGGCGCTGATATCCTACGGCAACACCGCGGCGGCTATGGGTAAAGACCTTAATCAGATGATTGAGGCCGTGGCGGACGCCAGTACCTTCGAGTTTGAGCGTTTAAAAGAGTTCGGCATCAAGTCGTCGCAACAGGCAGATACAGTTTCGTTCACGTTCCGTGGTGTAACGACCACTGTTAAAAAGAACTCCGAAGAGATTCAGAAATACCTCCTGAATATTGGTAACACTGATTTCGCCGGAGCGATGGAAACGCGTTCGAAAACCCTTGACGGGCAGTTATCTAGCCTCGCGGACTCCTTCGACGGTCTTGTACTTGCGGTGGCGCAATCAGGTTTCGGCGACGCGGTAGGCGAACAAGCGGCAACAGCGGAAGATGCTATTACAGCACTCACCGACGCCATAGCGTCTAATGAGATAGCAGCCACGCTCCAGGATTGGGTGACGCTGTTCAATGAGTCGTTCAAGTTTATTTCTGATGCCTTAAACGACCTGGCATACGATACCGAGGACAAATCCGTGGATATGTCCGACTCGCTGGGGACTATCCCGGACGCTATTCGTGAGTGGTTGCCTGACATCCAGCAGACATTCCACGAGGTTATTGCGTGGTTCCAGCGCATTGACGATTACGCCGTAGCGCTTGGCCAGACCCTTGCCGACGTGTTTGACCCGAGCAAAACGGCGGCGCTCACATTTAAAAACCTGACCGCAGAAGCCGACGCCGCATACGCCGCCAGCATAAAACGCGCCGAAGCGGAGTCGCAGGCCATTACCAACAGGTCTAAGCAGCGTAAGAAAGAAATTGAGGAACAGCGCAAGCAGTATAATGAGCGCAAGCAGCAAGAAATTGACTTAGCCAGCCTTGTTAACGGGAAGGGTGGAACTAGTGGAACCGGCGGAACCGGAAATACCAACGACAAAGACGCGAAAGCCGCCGCTAAGAAAGCGGAGCAATTGCGTAAACAGGCCCAGGATTACCTCGACACTTTGGCCCGTCAGAACAACGACGAATTAAAGGCTATTGACGCACAGGAACAGCAGAAACTGGCCAAGGCAAAAGAGTTCTACAACCAGGGCGCGTTGGCTCTGAAAGAATACGAGCAAGCAAAAACGGCTATCGTCCTCGAAGCCGGACAAGCCCGGCAAGAAGAGCTGGATAAGCGAGAGAAAGAACGGCAGGAAAAGAACCAGAAAGGTGAAGACTTCATGGCTCAGATTATGGGGCAGAACGCCTCTGAGCTTGAGCTTCTGGAAATTCAGGAGCAACAAAAACTGGACGTTGCGGACCGGTATCGCGAACAGAATCTTATTAACGAGGAGCAGTACCAGGCCGCGGTTAATGCCATAAACGACCAGTATGCTTTGAAACGTGCCAACGCTACTGGTAACGCATTCGGCATGATGGCGGATAACATGAAGGCCTCACTAGGGGAGGCGTCCGCTGCATACAAAGCGTTTGCCATTGCGCAGGCTACAATAGCCACATACACCTCTGCCATCGAGGCGTATAAATCTGCATCGGCTATCCCTATTGTTGGCTGGGTGCTTGGGCCTGTAGCCGCCGCCGCCGCCGCCGCCGCAGGTCTGGCGAACATCGGCAAGATTCGTTCTGCACGTGAGCAGGGCGGCCAGTTATCTGCGGGGCAGGCTTCCACCATAGCCGAACGCGGTAAACCAGAGGTTATCATGCCCGCAGGGGCATCGCGTGTGCGCACTGCGCAGCAGATGAAAGAGATTATGGGGCAAAACGGCGGAAACTCCGGAGGTGACAGCGTGACAATAGTCAACAACACCACCGGGCGAGTTGATTCTGCCGTTACTGAGCGTGACGACGAAGGACGGTTACGTGTTATCATCAGCGAAACAGTATCGGCGGCGTTACAAGACAGCAACAGCGCAATCTCTAAGTCACGCCGTGCTACACGAAACCAGCCGGGGTATTAAACTATGTCTTCTTTAAGGTTCCCAATGTCCCTTCGACCAATAGTGTCGAAGGGGTACTCCCAGACGCGAGGGAGTAATATCTGGCGTACAGAAGTTCAGGGCGGCGTTCCCCGTCAAGGGCGGGACACGTACTTTGAACCAGTGCCGATTAGCGTTACGCTTGTCGTATCTTCTCTCGGGCGACAGGCGTTCTATAGCTTCCTGAACAACATAGATGGCGGTGCGTCTTCATTTATCATGCCGCACGATACGGGTTTAGGTATCGAAGACCACCAGGTACTTATTACGTCGGACATTAGTGACAGCACCGACGATGGTAAAAACTGGGTAATTACTTTCACAGCAACCGCGGAGCGGACTGCGATTCAGGAAGATACCTGCCTTACGAAGAATCTACCGGATTTGTTCGGTTGTTATGGGGATTGCTTAGGTGGATTCCTTAAAGCATACGGAACCGCGCAATCAACGTTTCCGCGAATTTGGAGCAATGAAGGCCCCGCCGGATACCCGCCTATTAACCTTCTGGCGTCGACTCTTGATAGCCGCATTGTTTATGAGGGGCCACAGGTTTACTATATCAACCGCAACGGCAATCTTGTGCAGTCCGCCGACAATGAATGGCCTCTTACGTTTATTGGCGGGGTCGCCGTCGGGCGTGTGCCCCCGGAAAACCTCTCTACCAACCTTTACACGGAGAGCGCAACGCCTAATGCGTGGCCATATAGCTCCAGTCAACTTTCAGTCGCAACCATCAACGACGGGGATACAAATTTGACAACGGGGGTGCTTACCACCGTGCAGTCAAGGGTTGACGCTCAGTTTTTGGTGCACGAGATGCAGATGGCCACAGGGGATAAAGTCACATTTTCAGGGAGAGTAGCCGGAGTTTACGGGAGAATGCGCTGTCGTGTTGCGAAGGCGGGGGCATTCAGTGATTCATGTGATATTGAATTAGCGTCTGCGGGGGAAAGTCACACAAGCAATTTCACCGCTAATGTCATAACAGAAAGCGACGGGTATATAAACTTTGACGCCACATTTACTGCCCCTGGGGATGATACTTACCTGCTTCAAATGCGGGTAAGAGCCGCGGTTGGTGACGACAACATCCCTGTAGGGACGGTATTCAAAGCGCAAATGATGCAGTTGGAGACTGGAGGCACCAGGTCTTCTTATATCGCTACACCTGTAACCTCAGCCAACCGTACCGCCGCCACGGCAAAAGTAGTAATGAGCGGAGCCGCAAGTATCGACATCACCTATTCCGACGGCACTGTGATAAACGTTCAGGCTGTTGACGGTTACGCCACCATCCCACAAGCGGATTCTGCGTGGGGCAGTAAATACATCACTCGTATCGACTTTAATGTGGACGGTTAATTTATGAGCCAGGAATCAGTAGAAGCAGCCTATCGCCGTAAGCTGGCATCAAACCCAGATGGCGAACTGGATTACATTACTCTTGAAATAACGCACCCGCTTCTCTCGAAGCGGTGGTTGCTTGTGCGCGGAACTTCCGACTTGACGGCGACATTAGAGACGGGCGAAGTCGTTACGTTTGAAGCTACACCTATGGAGGCTAAAGGGGCCGCCAACAATAACGATATGGACCAGCGGGCGTCCTTCGCATTACCTGACATCGGCAACCAGTTAGACGATGAGATGGACCGTATACCGCCCGATAACACCGTGTTGCCTAAGTTTATATTCCGCCGTTTCGTTAGCACGGACTTAACCTATCCGGCTGATGGTCCTGTTGTGCACGAGTTGCAGTCGATCAACCAGGAAAAGGGGCTATTTACCGCCGACGTCGGCGTTCCTATGTTGAACCAAAGAGCCACTGGCGAGTTAATGACCCCTTCAGTAATCCCATTGTTACGGGGTGTTTTGTCTACATGAACATTAATGTATACACCGGACTTCCGTACGACTTTCGCCGCCGTAATTGCTGGCACCATGTGCGTAACGTCCGTGCGGACGCGGGCCTGTCCACGCCTGAGTTTAACGTCGCATCGCCAACACAGATTAATGATGCATTTGAAGAAGGCCATAAAAACGCCAAAGGCCTCGTACGCGTAGAAACTCCGCAAAACTTTGATGCCGTGCTGATGGCGACACGGCACAGAAACCGTGTAATCTGGCACGCTGGCGTATATTATGATGGTATGGTCAGTCATTGCGAGCTAGCAAGTCGCCAGGTACGGTTAGACCGACTGGAAGACTTGCGCGAAACTTATGCGGAGATAGAATTTTGGCGCTGATATTACATTACACCCGTAACGAAGACGGTACTTTTGACCGCAAACGGTATAACGTACCCCCGATGGAATACGTCGTTGCTAACATCCCAGACGGGGTACCTGTGCGTATTTACCGCGGCGAGATTGGTGATGATACAGACGTAACGGAAAACTTCGAAGCGCTGAAAGAAGATGACGTTTTCCATATCATCGAGGGCGCTGGCGGCGGCGGTGGTTTTCTGGGTAAACTCCTGGACCCTTTGGGTGTGCTTAAATTTGTTACCAAGTTGATTTCTCCGTCGCAGAAAACGCCTAAAACGAGTTTAGCGAACCAGCAGGCGGAGTCCCCCAACAACAGCTTGACGGACCGAAACAATAAACCGCGTCCGTATGAACGGTCGTATGATATTTGCGGCAGGGTCCAGACTATCCCTAATGACCTCATGACTACGTATAAGGTCTTCAACGACGCAGGTGTGGTAGTTGAATACGGCTACTATGACGCCGGTCGCGGGTATCTTGATATTAAAGCCGAAGACATCACCGACGGCGATACTAAAGTACAGGAGATTACAGGAACTTCTGTAGCGGTATACGCCCCATTTACGTCCCCTAACAACACAAATACGCCTCAGCTTCTGGTAGGGGATCCTATTAATCAAAATCTATTCATAACTATTGCCTCGAACGAGGTAGATGGGGTCGTTCTTAAAGCGCAGAATGACATCAGGGTTAATCCCAGTGATACCGGGGAGATTTCATTGCAGGGGGCGACTGGTGTCGTCCGCGATAACACTGGCGACTCTGCTTTCTCTGAGATTTTATCAGTTGGGGACATAGCTGTTTTTAACCTTATTCTGGTAAAAGACGTGGCTAACGTCAGTGGTAGCTATACCGTTACATACGTAGATGACTTTGAGGTAAGAGTAGCCGCCGGAGGGATGTTGTCAGAATGGCAAAAATTGCCATCAGGATTCACTCCTTTAACGCAAGGTACCGAAGCATGGATTTCACCATCTAACACCTACGATAAGTCGTTAACGGACTGGACCACTTTAAACCGCCTGGAAATTGAACGCGTAGTAGCCAACATCGCGGCCGCGAATGGTATGTATAAAGACAACGGCAGTAAATTGCGCACGTCGGTAACTGTCGAGCTTCAGTATCAACTCCTTGATGAAACTGGCGTGCCGTACGGGGATGTTTACTCAAAACAGGCCGTTATATCAGGTCGTTCTGCGGATTACACAGGTGTTACTATTTACGCCGACTTGCCCGTGCGGTCTAAAGTTAGAGTGCGCGCCCGCCGTGTTACTAACCTTGACCTTAGTTTCGAGGGGACCGTGGTAGACGAGGTTTCCTACATCAACCTTTATGGGCAGATCCGCGACACTACGCCGCATTATGGCAATCGTACCACAGTACACTCTGCGCGTAAGCAGACGCCGCGGGCCGCGGAGATTAAGCAGCCGCAACTACGTATGATTGCCACAGAGATGGTGTACAAATACCTCGGCAACGGCGCATTCGACACTGTTATGACGCCGAATACTCAGGCGATTCAGTCCTTAATCCGTCTTGCCCGCGACCCGGCAGTAGGTAATCTCAACCTAACAACATCCAATATGGACAAGTTGTTAGCGACTCAGACCGAGATAGAAAACTATTTCGGTAACGCAGAGGCCGGCCAATTCTGCTACACTTTTGACGATTATAAAATGACCATGCAGGATATCATCAGCACAATAGCTGATGCTATTTTCTGCACTCCATATCGTAAAGGGCAGGACATATTACTGGATTTCGAGCGCCCTCGTATGGGGCCGGAGATGGTATTCACCCACCGCAGCAAAACCACAGCTTCTGAAAAGTGGACGCGCACATTCAACGACGCACAGGTATACGATAGTCTCAAGTTTTCATACATCGACCCAGATACTAACGTCAAAGAGACTATTAGCATCCCGGCCGAAGGAGGTGTTAATACCGAAACGTACGACTCTAAGGGTATCCGTAACTATCGACAGGCGTATTGGGCAGCTTATCGACGTTACCAGAAAAACTTGTTGAAGAAAGTCACGGTGTCCTTTACGGCGACAGAAGAAGGAGTTTTTGTGCTGCCGGGTCGCGCAATAAGCGTCGTTAAGGGTTCGCGCGTAGCGCCTCAAGACGGCTATGTTGTTGCCGTTAATGGTCTTACTCTGACGTTATCACAGCCTGTCACATTTACTCCGGGTGACGACCACTCTTTAATCCTTAAGAAGCGCGACGGCGGTGTTCAGAGCGTCGCGGTAGTTCCCGGAAGTCACGAACGGGAAGTGGTTATGCTCTCTGCGCCTCAGGAGGCGATATACACAGGGAATAGCGCACTAAAAACTGAGTTTTCATTCGGCAACGAAGCAAGGCATAATGCTCAGATGATTCTTGTTTCTACAGTTGACCCAGGAGACGACAGAACGGTTAAGATTACTGGGATTAACTACGAAGCAGATTTCTATAAATACGACGGCGTCGCACCTTTCGGTAGCGGTTTCTCCGGCGGATTCAGCAACGGTTTTAGTTAAAGAGGACTCTATATGTCAAGCGGATGCGGTGACGTTTTAAGCCTGGCGGATTTACAGACCGCCAAGAAACACCAGATTTTCGAGGCTGAGGTTATCACGGGTAAATCCGGCGGCGTTGCTACGGGCGCTGATATCGATTATGCAACTAATCAGGTTACGGGGCAGACGCAGAAGACGCTCCCTGCCGTGTTGCGCGATGCTGGCTTTTCTCCTGTGTCGTGGGATTTCTCTACAGGCGGTACGTTAACAGTTAATGACCGCGGCAAAGTGGTGTATGACCCGGTGAGCAAAACGTGGTACTCGTATGCAGGTACGTTGCCGGTTGTTGTCCCGGCATCGTTTAACCCGGTTGGTAATGCTAACTGGAAGCCACAGACCGACCCTGACTTACGACAGGATTTAGCGGCTACTACCGCGCAGAAAGGAGCAAGCCTTGTCGGATATAAATCACCAGTAGCAGGCTCCGTAGCTACGACCTTGCAGTCAAAAGAATCGGAATACGTCTCTGTGTATGACTTCGGGGCGAAAGCTGAACCCGGATTTGATAATGCCACGGCATTTGCATTAGTAAAAACTGCCGCGGAAGCAGGTATTACAATTTTGTTCCCAGCTGGGACTTATGAAACATCATCCGAGCTTACATTCACGTCAGCAGTTAAACTTGTGGGTATGCCTGGTACACGTATTAAGATAACTGCACCAGGAAAAGCTCATGTCATGTGCATTGACCTTCGCGGCCCAGTTGGTGATTACTGGGGTTACGGGGTGCACCTGGAAAACTTCATTCTTGACGGTAATGGTAATGCGGTAGATGGATTATCTCTGCGCGGTGTTATCTCATCACGCTTTGTTAATATACGTGCTACTAACGTTACTCGTGCCGGTTTACATCGTTGGTGGACTCAATTATGTACCTTTGAGAATTTCCAGTGCTCATCTAACGTTGAAGCATTTACTACTACACCTGTTTACGGAATCCTCACTGACTGTGAGTTTGATACCGGAAATGACCGTGGAAGCTCTGCAGATACGATTACTAACCCAGAAATAGAGCATGTATCCGGTACAGGCATATGTGGGGTGTTTGAGTCAAACTCCGTATACATAAACGGTACATCTGAAGGTAATAATATCGGTATAGCTTTCGGTAATACTGATAGCCGAAACCAGTCTGTCAGTAACACCATTATAGGTATGGATCTTGAGGTCAATACAGCCACTGATATCCTACTGCACTCAAATACTTACTCTAATGACTTTATTGGTTTGAAATCAGGGTACAACTCACCTAGCATCCAGGTACAAGGTTCTTTTGGGAATAAGTGGCTTGGCGGTACCTGTGCTGGTATTGATTTTAATAGCGCGTCCCATGATAACAGAGTGTATGGTGTTTCCCTGTTAGGCGCAGGGGCTGTAATAACAGATGCAGGGGTCCGCAACAAATACACTGATTGTTTTAACATATCCACTTCAGCAATCTCTGTATCAACAAACCCTTACCCAAACCGCGGTAATAATGTTCTTGCTGCGAATGCCACCGCAACGATTGACCCTTACCGAGATAATCTTACTGTTGTTACCGCAACAAGTAGCCCTATTAATATTGTGTCCTCAACTACACCACTGGATGGTGCAAGAATGGATTTGGTAATCCATAATGCAACTGGGTCGGATAGCTTAGTTATAAACTGGTCTTCTGCGTTCAGGGTTGCAGGTTTTACCCACCCCGCTGCCGGGAGACATCGTGGTATTTCCCTGGTCTATGATGCCAACTACGGCTACTGGTGTGTTGTTGGGATGGCAACGGCTGACGCAGTTAGCGTATAAAACTAAGGCCCCGTTTGGGGCCTTTTCTCTACTCTTCTGATAACTTCTCCAGTACAAACGCCAGTTGTGCATTAGCGGCATCACGTTGCTGACGTAGTCGGAGAACCTCCTCTTCGAGTTCCTTGATACGTTTTTGCAATGCCGGAATCGGGGCTATGATGTTCATTTCTTACCTCGTCTCTTCATGTAATTAAGCAACTCTTCCTGTACAGATTTCTTCTCGTCCGTACGCGCGGCAACAACCTCATCCAGCGTGTCTTTGGCAACGATATGATAGAGGAACACTGGGCGCTCGTGGCCTGCCTGTTTCTGGCGGACCGGGCCTATACGCTCGACAACCTGCAAATAGTGCTCAAGGTTCCAGCCTTGCGAGATGAATGCCAGATGATGTCCGCCGTCCTGTAAATTCAAACCATGCCCGGCCGACGCAGGATGCACGCATAAGATTTCGATTTCGCCGCGGTTCCACGCTTCCATCTGCTTATTACCCTTGGCGCCTTTTGCAAACGCCTGCGCCTGCGGGAATCGCTTAAGGATGCGCTCCAGTTCATGCTTAAACTGATAAGCCACAAGCAACGGTGCGCCCTGTAACTCCTCAACGATAGACTCCAGCGCATCCAGTTTCGTGTCGTGCACTTTCTCCCAGTCTTTGGTTGCCTCACCGTCTGGCCCCGACACATATACGGCACCGGAGGCAATCTGCAAACACTTTGACGTCTTCGCCGCCGCGTTAGCCGCTTCAACTTCTCCGCTCTCCAGTTCCGCGAATAACTTCTCCTCCATATCGATGTACGCCTGACGCGCCTTCTTCGGCAGGTCGATTTCAACCGGAACAATAATCGGCGCTTCACACCCGAACCACTCAGCGGCGTCAATCGTGAGGCTTATGTCTTTCATCTTCTGGTGAATTTCATTATCCGCGCCCGGGCGTGCGTGGTACTCCCGCGCCATCGCCGACTTACCTTTCTGTACCGAGTTAAACCAGCGGTCGGTGAATGCTGTGTAGGAAGAACCGAGGCGCTCACCAGCGTCGATAAACCAGTTCTGACCCCACAGGTCTTTGAGGCCGTTTGGCGACGGCGTACCTGTCAGGTTAATGAACCGCTTAACCTTGCCGAACGCCACTTTGCTGAGTGCCTTCGCGCGCTTGCTGCCACCAGAACGGCTACGGAAAGATTTAAGTTTCGTGCTTTCATCGGCAACGATAACCGTAAAAGGCCAGTCGTCTTTGCCGTAGTAGTCAATCAGCCACTCGATAACTTCGTAGTTGGTACACACCACGTTAGCATCTGACTCCAGCGCCGCGATGCGGCGTTTCTCTGAACCTGTCGCATCTACGACACGCAGGCACGGGAATCGCCATTTCTCTTGTTCTGCGGGCCATGTGCCGGATGCAACGCGCAGCGGGGCGAGGATTAACACTCGGTCGTCGTCATTAAGTTGTCCGTTGCGGAACAGGCGGTTAAGCACCCACATCGTTGATGAGGTCTTACCGCCACCCATACCACACCAGATATTGCAGCGCGGATGCTGTAACATAAACGACGTCATTATTTTCTGGTATTCCCTGCGCCTAAACTTACTCATGGCTTGAACTCCCCGAAGTATATTTCCGCGGCTCTTTGGTATGCGCGCGACGCTTCTTCTATAGTGTCAAAATAGCCAAGGTGGATGTATTTGTTATTGACGCCTATTCTGGCGCGCCACCGGCCCGATGGTATTTGGTAAACCCCTATCGCGCCGCTAGTGTTATACGATGAGCATTCGCGGTTCTGAATCTGCTGGCTCCTGGTTGCAGGCCTTATATTATTTATGGCGTTATTGGCCCTGTTACGGTCTTTATGGCCAAGCTCACCATTATGGTATTCTCCGTAGACGAAAGCCCATGCCAGATGGTGGGCTTTTATTCTTACACCAGATACTGTGATAACTATGTATCCTTTGTCGTTTGGCCCCCCGGCTACCTCCCCCGCATTTCTACCTTTTATGCTTACTTTTCGTGTAAATATACCTGTTTCGGGGTCATAGTTAAGAAGACGTTTCGCCTCTTCAATATCGGGTCTTCTACTGAATTTACTCATTTCACCACCAACACCAATTCCTTCCGCCCGAACGCCGTAACGTTGCCAGTTACGTCCTCGATAACCAGTTTACCGTTAGACTCGACGAACACCGTATCAACGGCAACGGGGCGACGTGTCTTAACGTTGAAAATCATGTCGCCCGGTACGATGTCACGTGCTGGTTTGCGGTCATATTCGTATTTCATTTCTCAATTCCTTATATTGTTGGTGTAGGACTAACTATAATAGTTCGCTATTAGGTCGTCAACCTGTTTAAACGAACCAACGACAAAAACATTTGCACCACGTTTACGCATCCGCTCGTGCTCGCGTAACTGGTGCGGGTCTGGCTTCGTGTTTTCGTCTTTCTTAACCTCAACGAACCAGACGATGCCGCCGGGGAGAAGTACCAGCAGGTCAGGAGCGCCCACTCTATTTTCGTACGACAATTTGCGTACGAGGCCCCCCAGGGCCTCGAATCGCTCTTTTGCGTATTTCTGAATCTTGCCTTCCGGGGTCATGAGCGCAGAATCCAGGTAAGGAAAGCCCCGCCTAGAACGGCAACGCCAACAAACTTAAATAACAGACCATAACAGAACATCGCAGCTATTCCCGCACCGAGTAGCAGTGCGGACATGGTTACTATCGTCCAAAATACAAACATTGTCACAATACACACCCCTCACGTTTCGTATGCTCAATCCCGCAGCGCGGGCAGATTCGGCAATCTTCTTCATAGAACCAGTAGATTTTCATTCCAGCACCCACAGATAAATTGCGATGAACATACCTAATACGGCTACAATCATGCCGTATTGGCCCTCGTGACAGTAGACACCGGCGGCAAATCCCGCCAGTACTGCGATAATCAGTTTACTTAGCATAACGGTACACCTCTTCCCCAGCCCATGTTAACGGGAACCCTTCGGCCCATTCGGGTAATGAGCATAGCAGGTCACCCATCTCTTTAACCGTGTACTCTGGCGTGTCTGGCGTTTCGGCAACACATTCGTCATGTACGTGGAGTACAATTGGGTAGCCCGCCGTCTCGACCGTCAGGAGTCCGTTAACCAGTAAATCACGGCACAACGCCTGGATGATGTTTTCACACAATTTTCCGCCGTGTGTGTACAAAGTTGTCCACTGGCGGGTGGTCTGGTTTTCGCCCTGGTACTTAATGCGAACGTTAGTTGTTACGCGCCCATCCTCGTCAGTTTCTTTAGTAACGCTCAGACCTATGCCGGGGTACGACATGACGCGCCCTGACGGCAGTTCTACACACAACCACCAACCCGGCACAAATCTACCCTGACTATCTTTCTCTTTAGTACGCCAGATGCGAATAGCTCTGTCGCCGTTAAGGCGGACTCTGGCCCCCGCCCAAAACTCTCGTCCCGGATTTCTGATTGCGGCAATTACCGAATCCTTAAGGTCGTTCCAGAATTTCACTGTTTCCGGATGGGCTTCCCGCCACATGCGCTTGATAGCATCGCAGGTGCGCCACACTTCCTTAGGCAACACATAAGAGGCCCGTTCATCCTTTTTACCGGGTTTTGGGGGCCGCTTAGCCTCCTGAATCCGTGCCCATTCATAGCCTCGGGCAGTGGCGGCCCATATATGGTCAGGGAATGTTCCCCGCATTGTCTCCGTCATTTTAAAGAGGTCCAGCCCGTAAGTTTTAGCCATAGTCATGAAGGCCCCTACGCCCCCCTCGTAGCCGAGGCCTAGCTCGCAACATTTCCCGACCTGTCGCAGGTCTTTACGGGTGGCTTTCAGTTCTACGGGGTCCATACCAAACATCTTGCCCGCAGTGGCGCAATAAATATCAATCCCCGCACGGAACGTCTCAAGGGCGGACGTCTCCCCCGCCGCCCAGGCTAACCCACGCCCTTCCACGTTTGAGTAGTCGGCAACGAGCAACTTATTACCTTTTTCCGGGATGATGCAACTGCGGACAGTTGAGGCCGTCAGTTTAGACACATCGAAACGGCGATGCGCCCGGCCCTTTAAAAGCAAATTGATGCCAAATGATAGCGGGTTAAGCCTGCGGTTCCAGTCTTCATCAGACTCCCACGGCTGGCGTACAAGTTTCTTTTCCTCGTTAGTTGGGTCGTCATGATAGTACCCGCGCGACAGGTTCTGCGGTTGGAACCCTTTACCCGCAAATCGTAAAGTGCGCTTTGCCCCCCCGTACTGGATGCAACCGCGGCGGCGTCCATCTTTGGACCGTCCTAGCAGGAGCGGTTTGTATTTTGTCGACGCCGTGGAGGCTGCGCCGAGGCGCATCTCAATGATTGTGCGCGCATCATCAGGTAAGTCGTCGTCCTCTAGCAAACCTTCGAGCGTTGCTTTTTGCGCATTATAGATATTGTAAGCCGGTGCCAGTTCCCGAAGGATTGGCAGGAAGTCTTTGCCCGTTAGTTTCCCCCCGAATTTCGCGCGGGCCTCGTTTTTCAGCTCTTGCTTGTGGCGTTCAACTGCCGCTACCGCTGCCTCGGCAAGAGCCGTATCAACAAAGAAGCCTCGGTCATTGATTAACTGGTCCAGCTCCAGTACACGGTCCTCAAACTCAGAGTTACCCCACCGCGGCAGCTTATGGAAGACTTCACGCATCGCAGTGATGTCGCTCACGGCGTACTTGATGAACAGCGCCCACTCGTCCGGGTGTGTTTCGGCGGTGTAGCGGCGGATTTTGTAGTTCTTCGGCGTCGGTTTAGAGAAACGCTTAATCAGCGCCTTACCGCGTTTATCTTTCGCGTTGTCCGCGGATACGCTCAGCACTTCACACAATGCTTCGAGCGAACCCGGAAGCGCGTGTCGAAACGCCCAAATCATCGTATCAATGGTGTTGCTTACAGGAATGTCAAAGCCCCAGCAGTGTTTCATGATGAGCCTGTCGAACATTGAGCCGTTGTGCCATACCATCTTAATACGGCTGTTCGGCTTAACCAGACGGCGTAACGCGCGATGCAAATCCCCCGGCATGTCGCTGCCGTCGGTGCAATCCCATACCCGCACAGGCTCGTCGTCAAAAGCGTATGTACAGATAAGTACTTCGGTAGTTGGGTGTTCGGCGTAAGCGTAGGAACCGACTTTCTTTAAATCGGCTTCGGAGAATGTTTCAAAGTCTAAGAACAGGTAACTCATTATTTTTGACCCTTAGTAAAAAGACCCAATGAAGGGCCTTAGTTAAATTGATTCAGATATTAGCGGCGGCGACGTTCACGGCGCGGTGCTACATCTTCTTCATCGTCTTCCAGGTCATTGACGCTTGCGGCGACTTTAGAACCACCAAACGCTTTACCTTCGCCGACGTATTTAATTGCCAGCAGGTTAACACCGAGAACTTTGTATTTCTGGCTGAACCAGATTTCGACGCTTACGTTAGCTACGCAGCCGCTGTAAACCTGTTCGCCTTCAATCTGTTCGCCGTCTACGTTGAAGTCCTGCTCTACCTGAGTCTCACCTTTTTTAGAGGTTACAATCAGCGGCTGTTTCTGTGCTTTCGCTTTGAAGTAGAAGCCTTCCGGGAAGTCTTCAAACGGATTGTCGCGCTCGGCAATGTCTTTAATCGCGCATTTATCCATGTGCTTGCCTTCGCCGTAGTTGGACTTCATCCACTTCTCGGCGGCTGCTGCACCTAATGCTTCTTCAACTACAGCATAAACAGTGTCGTAGAGTGCATCGATTTGAGCATGGTCAGACGGCAGGATGATAGTCGCGCTGTACTGGCCTTTAGTAATTGAGCCATCATCGTTTTCACGGTCTTTTTCGCGTTCGAATACGTTAACCCATGCAGTGTTTACTTTACGCAGATTCAGTTTAATACCCATCGTGATTTCTCGCTTTTCAGTTTACTCCGGGAAGCTGCCCGGCCAGTGATTAGAACTATAATAGCTAACTATTCAGGTGTCAACCCTTCCAGCCAGTTATTTTCTCAACTATCTCAATATACTTGCTTGGCCATTTCATGTTGTTTATGAATCGAAGCGCCTGTGTCTTCCACGATTTATCGCTCAGGATGGCTTCGATGTCGCGAGTTTGTGCGATACATACTGTAATACACATTAAGATAAATGTTGGTAGCGTTAGCGGCAGCATAAGAACCCAGAAAACAATACACGCTATAAGCCCACCAAGCGCCCTGAACATTTTACGAATCATTCTAAATCCTCCTCTGTTACCTGATTCCACTCAGGACGTTTGTCGTCTGCTGTTGCAACGCATGGCGCGCCTGGCTTACGGGTCACGAGTTTAGCCAATTCTTCCCACAGTTCTGGGTCAATTTTACCTATGGTTTTTTCTGCTTCTGTTGGGGTAACTGGCACTAGTTTATCTAATAAGTAGCCGTTTACATGGTTTTCTCTGAATTTATTTACTGCGTCTTCATCTTTCCACGCACGATTGCCTGGGCGTCCTTCTACCAACTTGTACCCCGGCACTTTCTTACCGGAATGCAACGCGGCAGCCATAGCTTTCTCGACCTTATCAATGTGCTGTCGCAGCAACGGCAACTTCTCATACTCAGCTACGAGTTGCTCAGGCGTCAGTTCCAGCGCAAAGTCGTCTTCCAGTTCTTCCGCCAGTACCGAGTTAACGGTTTTTGTACGCGCAGCGCATTGTTCAGCGAACCGACACCACTGACAACCATCTACCGACGGCCTGAAGTCAGATGCTTTCAGATTCTTCTTGCCACGGAAATAAGCATCAAGCGCTAACAGCGCACGTTTCTGTGCGAACTTAGCGAACAGTTCCAGACCTTCAACCGAGATGTCCCACTCCGACGCACCTCCAGCATACGGCTGGAAGATAACCAGACGCACAACTGTGATGTTGTAACGTCTCTTGAGTCGGCGATAAACACCGAGAGCGTAAAGCATAAGCTGCTTGTTTTCTTTTGCTTCAACACGATGTCGCCCTGTTTTCAGGTCACCGATAATTAACATGTGCTCGTCGGTGTTCGCCAGTTCCTGTACGGCAACAAGGTCAGCGGTCCCGAACGTCTCAACGCCTTCGTAACCCGGATGCAATACCTCAGTAAGATTGACGCGCATTTCCAGCTTGGCGTAAGTCGCTACATCGATAATTGGTTTGCAGTAGTCGGTGTACTTGCGCACCTGCTCAATCATGTCCGCCGTAATAAGTACCGCGCCTTTCATTGGGCTAATTAGTGCCTTAATCTGGCCTTTGCCTTCATCCAGCACGTAAGCGCCAACTTCACGCTCTAACGGCAGCGCAGTGCCGCGGATATAGGCGTTGAGATGTACCTCGGCTATGGTGTGACATGCAGTTCCTGTAACGGCGGATTTACCGGACGTGTTAGGAATATCTTTTTCACAGGCCAGTGATGCGGCGCAGCTTAGCCACTTTTTAGCACCAGACGGTGACAGTAAGGCGTGCACATCATTATTGCCACCGCGTTCCTTTAAAATCATACCCTGTTCTCCCATTGGTCAATTAAATGCCGTGTCTTATGTTCGCAGTGCATGGCCCACCCATACATCGACTCGAAGACATAAAAGTCTGGCTTGGCGAAAGTCGTGCGCTTAATCTGCGACACGTGACGGCCTATATCTTTGGGCTGCGGTACTTTGCCTAAGTACGCCATCTCTTCCATCTGGTGCGCACCGGACGGCGCACGCAATAGCCATAGCGCCTCTGTGTTATCCCGCCTGTCTACGGCGCGGTAGAGTTGGTAAATCATTGCGCCTTCTCCTGCATTTTCAGAAAGACAATCATGGCGGCACGAAGGGGGTTTTCGTGCGTACTTTTGGTGAATGATGCCGAGTGATACACGCGATATGTAAACGTATGTCGGTTAACCGTAACGCATTCAATTGATATGTGATTATCAATTATTACAGGCCATGCATCAGATGGGTTGTTGCAGTAGTCTTTGGCCTTAAACGAATTCAATCCTGAAATTTGCATAACCTCTGCGTGCACACGGCAGTTAATTTCAAAATCACTCATATCTTCGTATTTCATAATTCCGACCCTCAGTTAAAGCGGCCCGAAGGCCGCGAGATAGTTATTCTTCTTCGAAATACTTGTTCTTGATTGCCGTCAGGCGCTCAAGATATTCGGCCAGGTCTTCGTCTTTAATCGCAGCAATCTTCATTTTCTTACCGGTGAACTCTTCCAGCAGTTCGTCAGAATCATCGCACGCGGCATCGCTCGGACCTTCGTTAATCGCATCGTCGATAGCCTGAATCTGGTCACGCAGAGACTGATAATCGACTTCTTCCTTCTCTTCCGGCTCTGGCGTTGGTTCCTCTACTTTAGCTTTACGCGGCTTGCGTTTCGGCTTCTCTTCTTCTGCCGGTTTAGTGTCGACGATGTCTTCACCTTCGACCGGTATTTCTTTTGTTGCTTCTTTTGCAACAGTAGGCTCGATTGTTGCAGTTTCCGCAACGACAACCTGTTTCGCACTGTTCGCAGCAATCAGTTCATGTGCAACTACGAAACGTTCCAGTAATACTAAGAATTTCTCTAACATTTGTTTCTCTCCTGTTTATTTATACTTAACGGTTTTAACTAACTGACCTGTAGCTTTGTCGAAGAAGCCAACGCGATTGTTGCTTACGCGGTATCGTGCGGTTTCTTTAGCCCCAAATGCAATATCAAGGCCTAACAGAATCTTCGCTTTGCGGTTATTGGTCATTTTGTTTCTCTCCTCTCGTTTGATATAGGCTAACTATAATAGCGAACTATTCATGTTGTCAATGGGCTTTTCTAAAATAATTAATATGGTACTATTCACATATCAACTGACTAAGGAGTAACTGACATGCAACCATCTGAACTAGGCATCCGTGTAGAACAACGCCGCAAAGAACTCGGCATCTCCCAGCGCCGTCTGGCGGTCCTGGCTGGCGTTTCCCAGGGCGCGATTAACCAGCTGGCACTTGGAGTAACTCAGGACGTACGTCCGACGACGCTGTTTAAACTGGCGGAAGTGCTGCAAGTAGATGCCAAGTGGCTGGCGTTAGGCGAAGGGGCTTAACGCCCCTTTCTTTTTACCTATTCTAAATCCTCCTCGGTCACTGTTAACATCTCATTCGGTTCGTATATTGTCTTCGGAATCTTGTTGTCGTTTATGCCCCACGGCAGTCGGTACTGCTTAGGTATGGGTCTGTTGTTGTTATCCAGACCCGAGACGATAATCCCGGCCTCGTGCATCTCTTCAAGTTTCTTTCGAAGGTCGTTATTAGCGTTAATCGGTACGCCGTAACTATCTTCTTTCGCGGCTTTGACGATAGCCGACATAGAGAACCCTCGCTTATCGTCGCCCTGTTCCTGCAATTTACCCAATGCGTAAATAACCGTAGCCTCTTTGGTGTCCATTTTCTCGAACTGGCCTACCTTTTCTTTAACGGCTTCCTTCTGTTCGTCGGTCATGCCTTCTACTTTCTTCACGAAAACAGAGAAGGCGTTGAAGTTAACAAAGACATCGATGTGCGGGTTTCCTGCGTCAAAATCGCGGACATCGTCACTACTGTACCCTTCCGGGAGTCCCATAAAGTTGTGAGTTGGTTCTTTCTTTTCTGGTGGTTCCGCTATCTGAATCTTCTGTATTACGAATCCTCTGGCTTTCTGCCGTTCTCCGTTTCGGTTCTTTATGTGATACAGGTTTATCTCTAAATTATTGTCGTTGTCCGGCTTGTGCAGGAACATACCGTTATCGATGGAGTTGTGAAAGTCACTTCCACCCTTCGGCATCATGCCGTTCTCCGACGGTACTGTTTCGTCGATATTTTTAGTCGGGTGCACCATAGCCCCCACCGCAGCATTAAGCATCGATGCTATTTCATTAAGAGCCTGCGCCGCTTCTTTCATAGACCGGTTGTCGTTTTCGTCGAAGCCAGGTATACAGGTTTGTAGGGTGTCGAACGTAACCTTTACAATTTTCTCTTCACCGGCAACACGGCGCATCATTCTCACCGCCTGACGCCGCCATGCTTCGTCAAGTAAGTTACAACCATCCGCAACACAATCGATAATGTGTAAGCGGTCCAGGTTATCGCCAAGAGCAATCTGCAAAGATTTTTTATGCCTCTCGAACGACTGCGCACCTTCACCGGCGAAGATAAATGCGTGTCCTTCTGCAACCTCAGCCCCGCCGAACGCATATCTCTTTTCGGCAGCTATAGCAGCGTCAATCGCCATACTAAATGTTGACTTACCCGTGTGAGACTTTGCGCAAATGTAGAACGATTCGTTAGTCTGCATAAGGCCATCTACGACGGAGTAAGCGGGTTCTTTTTCTACTTCCGGCTCGTCTTCAAGGTCTTCCAGCGTGCAAGTTACAGGCGCCTCGTTCTCTGTGCGGTGCAGTTCTTCAATCTCTTCGTCAGGCAAGTCAGGCAAAGCCGCACGAATGCTGTTAATACTGATAGGTTGCTTGTCTACGTTAAGCTCATCCGGAAGGCCGCACATACGCAGGGCCAAATGTTGCCGACGGTTAAGCTCAGTGCAAGCGCCATTGTTTGTGTGCTGGCATACAAAGCGCACTTCTTTACCATCGAGCATGATGCTGGTGGAGCCTTTGCCTGTATGCAGATGCTCGTTGGGGCATGGCACTTCATACCCTCGGCCGGAGGATAAAGCGTCAAGGCCGAGCTCAGCTTCGCAGAAATGCGCAATGTCAGCGTTAAGCCCATGCTCATCGGCGGCAAGTGTCTTAGATTCGCGTTTACGCAACCCCATCTCTTCGGCTTTCTTGATGTACCGCTCGGCACGGATAACACGCCCTTCTGTAACCGTTATCTTCGACTCTTTGTGCGGCAGGTAGATAAGGCGGTTGCCATCTTCCGTGCAGTGGTCGCGCAACGCTTCGTCTATTTCTAACTCTGCACAAATAGCCCGTTGCACCATCCACGCATCGTTAGAGTTAAACGGAGTGCGAGCCGGAACCAGAACGCGGAATGCGTAATCCCCGTTTTTACACGCATGCTGATGCGATGCCGTTGTGTGCAGAATGTTGAAGAACGTCGCGTTCTTGAATTTGCGTGTCAGGTCTCGGTACTGAGTACGGTTGAGATGGTCGAAGTCGAACTTAACCACACTGTCTTCCAGGATAGCGTTTTTACGGCGGCCCCCAACAGGCGCAATAGCTTTCTGCTTAATCTTGGCAGCGTCGTACTCTTCCTTAGACCACGACGGATCCACGGATAAACGCTTCGATGTGTCGCAGACATACTCCACAAACTGCCCCAGCGGCATCTCACGCGCTACTGGGTTTTTATCGAATGTGTTGCGCAGCGTTGCAAAAACAATATTCATTTCTTTTTCTCCGCACGTTCTAAGGCTTCCTGCATACGGCGCATTGCGCGGTTCATCTTTACCGGTGCGAAGAAGTCAGCGCCGTGTTTCTGACGGCGTAGCTGTGGAACTATTAACTTCGTCATTGTATAATCCTTGTGCTTACTTTGATGATTTGTGCTTCGGCCCCGACGTTCTGGCGTTGGGGTTTCTTTTATCTACCGCCAGAAAACCACGCGTGCGCTGAATCATAGAAACGACATTTACTTAACACGTCTACTGGCATCTTAATAATGCGCGTCGGTTCCGACAAATGATTAGGCTTACATATTTCTGCGTAGAATCCACTGTCAGTAATTTCTGACGCAAACTTAAACCAGTATTTAACTTTACCGTTCTCAAAGTAACAACCCATACGCCCAATCATTTCACGTTCTCCTTAATCCACGCTTCAACTTTATTACGGTCAAATGTACCAGGCAAACGGCGGCCCATAACTTTAATACAACAATCCGGGAATTTACCACTGCGCAACCAGTTGTTAATTGTCTGGCGTGTCACCCCGATACGTTCGGCTACCTCATTCTGTGTCATGTAATGCTGCATTTTTATATCTCCTGTTGATTTGGTGAAAACGAGTATAGGATAGCGGGAATGTAAAAGCAACCAAAACACCGCACAAAGTTACTAAGATGCAAAAGATGCTACTGATATTGACTTTTACTAAGAAATATGGTAAGCTCGTCCTGAGCTTGTGAAGTATGAACAAGCGACCGCGGTGCGCGGCAGGCGAAACGAGCACGTCTCGACGTGTGGAGTGAGCCTCGCTGGCGCATTCGGAAGGGCCATAGTCTATTGTAATTCCCGCCTAAGTATCTAAGTTACTGATTTGCCGTAGGTTAGAACCGCAAGCTCACTCACTCACTCTTGGTGCCTTCGGCACCCCGTTCGTTTCGTTTCGCTCGCTATCCTATTAAACCTGAAGAATCACAACGGCAACGTAACTATTCTCTTGCACACCCCAACATAATAGGATACTATTCACTTATCGAAACGAGACAGAGGAGTGAGGGTTATGTTTAAACGTGGTCAGTTGGTTAAAACGAAGCGAGGCGAACAGTACGTAATAGTGTTGCAGGACGAGAACGAGTATGACGAGGATAAGCTGGTTGACGTATGGGGTCTGGTAAGAAAGAAACCCGGGTTCGCCTTACGCGATAATCTGAAACTCATCGGCAACAATTTTAAATTCAAAGGGGCGAAGTGATGGAAGAATTACCTCAATGCGAACTCCAGTTCATTAACGGGTTTATCCCGGTAAATAATTTCAACATTTCTGATTTACTGGAACTAAGAGAAAATGGTGCTCTGTGGGTGTGTAACGCCAGAGACGTAACAAAGGCCAGGGTATGGAACTTTAGCATACTGCGTCGCCCTAATAAGTCAGGGGCTGGCGCGGTAACGATGGACTTGTTACAGCGTAAGGGCAAATTGTTTATGAGAACGGCATCGAATCATGATGCTCGGGCCGACGACTCTGAGGGAGGTTGCCGTTAATGAGAATTCGTATAACTGATGTTGATTATGTTCCGCCGCCGGATTATGGCGACCCTTCGTTACGTGACTTCGGTATCTCAGTCGGAGATGAGTTCGAGGTCACATTCAGTAATGTTTATGGTCACCTAGTTGAACACCGTGGCGAGGAACTGTTAATACGCGACCGTGAATGCGAAGTTCTGGAGGACTAAGTTATGAGAGAAGCATTCGAACGGTGGGCGGTAGTCGAGGGTCTGCCGGTTAACAAGGGTTCAAAGAAAGAGTACCTGAATGTTAAGACGCGTCTCGCGTGGCGGGCGTGGAAAGCTGGTGTTAGAACTGTGATGAATACGAGGTGATTTATGAGCAAGTGGATTAAGTGTAGTAAGCGGATGCCTACGGCGTGCCGTGACGTGATAATAACCGACATGGATATGGTTTCCAGAGTGGCATGGTTCAACGATAGAAATGGCGCCTGGTATGTCACAGGGGTTGGGTGGTTTTCGCGAGATGAAGTGACGCACTGGATGCCGTTACCAGAGCCGCCTGATGTGTGATGTTATATTGTAACAATAGTTTGGGATTTTACTGAGTGACTTACGCTGCTACACAGCAGCGTATCATTTTTCTCATTTTTGTTCTATTTCACCAAACGCGACAATCGAAGCGACTATTGCAGGAGATGCAATAATGGTTACTAAAGAACAGGCCGAACGACTAATCACGTTAATCGACACGATGATTGATGCGAAAACCGATTCAGCAACGGCAACAGAGGAATCCAGTACCTGGTCGCTTGAAGAAAGAGAAGCAGAAGCGGAGCGCGAGTTACAGGCGTTCATCGATTCAATAACACACCAATAAAATTTACTTGCACACACAGATATAATAGACTACTATTCAGTTATCGAAACGAGAGGAGAGAGAAGATGGGCTGGTACGGTAGCTGGGCATTAGGTGAACTGGTAGACGCTTACGAAATAATGGGTAGCACTTCGGTGTGCGACGGTGACACTAAATCGCTGCTAGTCGGGGTCGATGAGAAAAGGGGTGAAGACGATGAATAATTTCGTGGTGCAAGCAATGTACGCTGAGGAAATGGCAAAAAGTATGTTAGAGCAAACATTACATTTCGCTAAGCTGCAAGGGTTCGACGTACAGACAGTAGGCGACGAAATAGTATTGACCGAGAAGTCGGAGAACGGCGATGAGTAACAACGACGCAGTAATCGAGTTCCTGCTTAACCAACTACGGCAGCAGTTAACTAACAACCCGTACAAGCAACAGTGTGAAGACCTGGCGCATGAGGTGCAGTCACTTAAGAATCAGTTACGTGATGCTTCGGTGCAGATTAAGGAGTTGCATATTGCGTTGGCCCAAGCTACTGGTGACGTGGAGGCGTACAAACTTATCCGCAAAGGTGAACACGGACCTGAGCAATCTGGTTGCCGTAAGGACGATACTCATGAATGCCACCATAACTGGCGATTCGTTATGGGTAAGTCACCCGCGGTATGTATTAATTGCGGTGAGACTAAAGCCGAGGAATGCCCCCACAGTTTCTATTATGTAATAACAGATGGCTCCGCGCCGTTCGGTACGAAAGTATGTAAAACGTGCGGGAAATACTTCTGATGACCAGCATCTTATTTATCTGGGTATTGTCCGCAGGCCAGATGCAACTGGCGGCATCAGAAACGTTTTATTCATTAGAGGCGTGCCAGTCAGCAGCACGCGCCGCAGAGAACGCGCACTTTCTGTTTCAGGGCGATAAGCCCAACGATTCAGAGGTACGCGCTATCTGCTCACCTAAGCGACTTGGTAAACAGGAGAAGTGATTATGGTACAGAGATACGATTTAAAAGAAGACTGTGTTACAGGGCATATTGACTTAGAGAAAGACGCAGACGGTGACTGGGTGCGTTATGGGGACTACAAGGAACTGGACGGCAGTTTCCAGGACTACATAACCGCTACGGACATGGAAATCGAGGGGCTTGTGTCAAGACTGGCAGAAGTAAACGCTGAGTTACAGAAATACAAAGACCAGTTCCCGGATTACGTCGAGTGCGCGAACTGTGGGTCAGTTACACATGTGGAAGGGGTGGAGTGATGTCGTTAGCAACTGACATCCTGAAACGAAGCGGCCTTGCGCCGCTGTCGCCTAAAGTTAAGACGCGAGCGCGTAACGCAACTTACAATGAACTGGCAGAACGGCGTAAAGCTGTCCGCGCCTGTGGATTCCAGAACGGGAAGGCCGTGAATCTCGGTGAGTTTAAAACACAGGAACGCGCAGCTATCGCTAATCGGCTATTTAATTACTGGAAATCGCTGGGGTACGATGATATTCCGACGAAACCGCAGAGACGGCAATACATCTGGAGACACAAATAAACCGTTATTAGGATAATTCCTACCCGTGGTATCCTCCAGTTACTGCATACTTAATACGCACCTGGAGGATTCATCTTGGATAAATTTACTGAAACAGTGACAGGCTGGCTTCTCGCTGCCGCACTCGCCGGAGGGGTCATCGGACTACGACAACATAAGTCCGTTATTTCTGGCCCTATCGATGGCTTCTGCTTTATCGCAACCGGCTTCACCTGCGCCGTATTTGGCGCCCCTCTTGCAGCTCAATGGTTCGGTATCACGGGCGACCGTGAAATCGCTGGCCTGGGCTTTATCATCGCTATTCTCTGGATGCCTATTTATTCCCGTCTCTCCGGTATTGTTGCCGGAGAATACATCTCACGTCGAGGAGGCCCGGATGAATGAGTTATTCTGGTTCGCCGTAATGTTGGCGATGGGCGCTTCGTCCCTGTTCAACGTGTATAATGAATGTGTTGACGACGGGCTATTCGGTCGGGTGCTCTATATCCTGACTGCTATCGTCTGCGCCGCCGGATGTATCCACCTGTTACAGGGCAGCATGTCACCTACGCTGCCAGAAACCTTAATCACATTAGTTGCGCTGCGCCAGATTCGTCAGGCGTGGCTGTCATACGGAGGACATAAGCGTGTCTCGAAATATTTCAGATAATGGATTGCATTTTACCGCTGCGTTTGAGGGATTCCGTGGAACCGCGTATCGCGCTACGCCGAACGAGAAGTACCTGACTGTAGGCTACGGGCATTATGGGCCTGACGTAACCCCAGGTAAGACCATCACGCCCGGGCAAGGCCTCCTGTTACTGAACCGCGATATGGCTAAGGCGGTGGCTGCGGTTGATGCGGCAGCACACCATTCACTAACACAGGCGCAGTTCGATGCAGTGTGCGACCTGGTGTATAACGCTGGTGCTGGTGCCATTGCGGCTACTACAGGCGCGGGTAAGGCCCTGCGTTCCGGTGATATTTCGACGCTGCGGGCTAAGCTGACGCTGTTCATCAACCAGAACGGCAAACCGTTACTTGGCCTGCGTCGCCGTACAGCCGGGAGACTGGCATTATTTGACGGTAAACCGTGGCAAGAGGCTGAGGCTATTGGGAGGGCCGTTAAATGATGGACGAATATGAAGGCGTTTAGTAAACTTACATCCACGCTGCTTGTGCTTGCATACTAAGCCCTGGTAAACCTGAAGCAGCAGCCCAAGCGGTGGAGACTGCGTAGGGTTCAGGGGCTTATGACCGAAACCCGGACCGCGAATCCGGGTTTTATTTTACCAATTGACACCTAAGACTAATCCGACGATACTTAAATCACCTCCTGTTCCATCCCTCTGCTCTCCAGTTTTATCCCGGCCCTGACCCAGCCGGGATTTTTTTTTTTATCTATTTTCTGTAATGACTAGTTGACTACTACCCTCGACCCTA